AGCGTTCAATTACGACTCTCAACGAGGACATCAGCGTTACTGCCGAGAGTGTAACGCCGAGTATTGCGTTGATTGGAAAAAAGAGAACGGGTGGCGCAAGCTTCGTCCAGAAGTCCACCGGCTACACCGACGCCTAGAGCGTCTCCTCGCCTCCTCCCCCGACCCCGCCAAGTTCGCCATGCGCGTCTACCTGTGGAGCCTAGTGCCTCGCGGTGGAGCCGTGGCGGCTTGGTCGGGTCTCTATGGGAAGTCAGACGACATCATCCACCCCGCCGAGGATCAAGGCCTCATTGGGGAATTCATCCAGTCCAGCCCGTTCCAGCACTTCGTCGCAACTACGGACCACTCCGTTGCCTCACAGTGGTCGAGGATGCTGCGGACCAACTACCGATAGGACCAAAATGAACCAACAGACAGTACTGATCGATGCCGACATCACAGCCTACCAAGTTTGCGTCAACGCAGAGGTTGAGTGGGACTGGGGCGATGATGTGTGGACCTTACACTCTGACCGCGCAGTAGTGCGGGGCAGCTTTAAAGAGGCCATCGACACAATCATCGAGGCGACCGAGGCCGATGCAGCCATCCTAGCGTTCACCGGTCCTGACAACTTCCGCAAGTCCATCTTGCCGGAGTACAAGGGCCACCGGTCGGGCCGCAAGCCAATGAACTACGCCTACCTCAAGGAGTGGGCAGCAACCCAGTGGGACACTAAGCAGATCCCTACCCTAGAGGGTGATGACGTGCTGGGCATCCTTGGCTCCGCGCGGGACGACTTCTTTATCTACTCCGCAGACAAAGACCTGAAGACAGTGCCAGCTCTGCTTTGGAGCAATGATGAGCGCTTCGTCTACCGCAACAGCGTCGAGGTCGCGGACTGGTGGTTCATGTACCAGACCCTCACAGGCGACACGACCGATGGGTACAAAGGCTGTCCAGGAATTGGACCTAAGAAGGCCGAGCAGATCCTAGGGCCTCAAGGACAGGAACCCATCGAGGTGCTGTGGCAGCGGGTGGTAGAGGCCTACGAAAGCAAAGACCTCACGTCCGACGACGCACTGGTTCAGGCGCGATGCGCAAGAATTCTCCGCAATACCGACTACACAAACAATGAGGTTCAGCTTTGGACTCCTCCGGCATCGTGAAGCACCCCAAGCACTACACCCAATATCATATCGAACCCGTGACATTCATAATGTCCAACCGGCTGTCTTTCGAGATCGGCAACATCGTCAAATATGCGTGTCGCGCGGGGTCAAAGCTGTACCCCGACCAAGACGAGACGCAATCGCGGATCACCGACCTTGAGAAGGTCAGGCGGTATGCAGAGATGGAGATCAACCGGCTCAAAGGAGAACCCATCCTTTGATCGACGTTGCACTCCAACAGGCCCTAGTGCTGGGCCTACTCGCACCCTTCATCATCGTGGGGGTGGGCGTCAGCCTAGGCCTCATCCTCTCGGTGGCAAATGTCATGCTGGGGGTGACCCTCGGCATCCTTGAGATCTTCGCAGGAAGAGACGACGAATGACCCCACAACAGATGGTGACAGCGTTCACCAAGGCGGTCGGCCAACCGGTCGATGCGCCTGTCACCCCAGAGCTTGCCCAGTTCCGCAACATGCTCATCCGAGAAGAGTGCGCAGAGGCAAGCTACGAGCTGCTCCAAGATCCCGTTGATATCGTAGCGCTCACCAAAGAATTAGCAGACATCTTGTATGTCGTTTACGGCACCGCGACAGCCATGGGGCTACCGCTGGAGGAGGCGTTCGAGCGCGTCCACCAGAGCAACATGAGCAAACTCGATACGGACTATAAGCCACTCAAAGATGAGACCGGCAAAGTCCTCAAGGGGCCGTTCTACAAACCACCAGATCTTACAGACCTATTCACTGAATGAGGGGCCTAGCGCCCCTTTTTACTCTACCTAAGGATAAGAAATGTCATTCAAAGACGCCCGCGCTGAGATCGTCCACCGCAGGACATACTCGCGCCCCCTCAACGAAGAGATCGGTCTTTTCGAGACCCTTGAAGAAACTACAGACCGGATCATCGAGCACCAGCAATGGCTGTGGGAGCGAGCGCTGGGCCGGAGCCTGAACGACAATGAACTGAACGAACTCGATGAGCTGTATGAAATCTTTTTCAAACTGGAGGCCTCACCTTCAGGACGAACTCGCTGGCTTGGCGGCACTGATGTTGCCAAACGGCGTGAGGCTTCTCAATTTAATTGCAGTTTCAACATTGTCCGTACCCCTAGTGATGTCGTGGATGCTTTCTGGCTTCTGCTCCAGGGTTGTGGCGTGGGGTTTAAAGGTGAGGTCGGCGTACTTCGCGGGTTCCACCGACCGGTCTCCGTCGAGGTCAAACGCTCCGCGCGGTTGACCAAAGGTGGCCGAGAGACAAACCAGTTCCACAGCCCTGTGAAAGGCGACTACATCCTTAGTGTTGGGGACAGCGCAGAGTCTTGGGCGCGGTCTGTAGGCAAGCTGATGACCATTCCCTCCGATTGCGAGAAGCTTCTCATTGACCTCTCAGAGATCCGCCCAGCGGGTGAACGTCTCTCGGGATACGGCTGGATCAGTAGCGGTGACGAGACGCTGGCAGATGCCTTCAAGAAGATCACCGACATCCTGAACCTACGCTCCGGTGAGCTGCTCAATGAGATCGACATCCTCGACGTTGTGAACCTTCTTGGGACCACCTTGTCCTCCCGGCGTTCCGCTGAGATCGCCCTGATGGACATCGAGAACGTACTCGCCCCGGAGTTCATCATGGCGAAGAAGGACCACTGGCTGCACCGCCCGTGGCGTGGCCAGAGCAACAACTCCGTCATCTTCTGGCACAAGCCAAACCGGCTGGAGCTGGAAGGCGTATTCGCCAAGATGACTGAGGCTGGTGGATCGGAGCCGGGCTTTATCAACGGAGCTGCCGCTAAGAAGCGCGCACCATGGTTCCAAGGGGTAAACCCCTGCGCTGAGATCCTCTTGGCTGGAGAGGGGAGCTTCTGCAACCTTGTCGAGATTGACCTGTCTAAGTTTGGCATGGAGAACCCAAGGATCTTGCATGTGATGCGTCTGGTCACTCGGGCGAACTACCGGCAAACCTGCGTGTCCTTCAAAGACGGTGTGCTCCAGCCGAGCTGGCACGAACACAATGACTACCTGCGTCTTATGGGCGTTGGGATCACTGGTATCGCAGCAGCAAATCCAAGCCGAGAGTACCTGACGGTTCTCCGCGCAGCAGCACATGACGCTGCTAGGGAGATGGCTGATGAGCTGGGGCTTCCCCACGCTAAGGCCGTCACGACCGTGAAGCCCAGCGGCACTCTCTCCAAGGTCATGAGCACGACTGAGGGCGTCCACAAGCCACTCGGGCGGTACATCTTCAATAACGTCAAGTTCTCTTCGAATGACCCGCTGGTGCCTAAGCTTGCAGAAGCAGGGTATCGCAGCTTCCCTGACCCTTACTCCCCCAACGACGCAACCATCGTCACCTTCCCCGTCCGCTGGGACTCCGTTGAGTTCGACACTGTAGACGGCAAAGAGGTGAACGTAGAGTCCGCTGTGACCCAGCTCGACCGCTACAAGATGCTCATGGAGACGTATGTAGACCACAACTGCTCCGTCACCATCAGCTACGGCATCGAGGAGATCCCAGAGATCATCGATTGGCTCATGGCAAACTGGGAAACCTACGTTGGCGTGTCATTCATTTACCGCAATGACCCCACCAAGACCGCTGAAGACTTGGGCTACCCTTACCTGCCCCAAGAGGTGGTCACTCAAGAGCAATATGAAGAGTACATCGCGGAAATCTCCGAGGTGGATCTGGGCGGCTCAGACGTGCTGGACGCCATGGATGACTCTGAGTGTGCAACAGGTGCGTGTCCTGTCCGGTAAAGTGTCAGCAATAAGGACAATCCGGTATGAAAATACCCTATATTTCCAATGATTTAATCCAGTACTTGGACACAATTTACCCCAACAGGCTTCCTGAAGAAGTCCAAGGTGACCTCAACCAGGTAAATAACATGATTGGTCAGCAGCAAGTTGTTGCTCACCTACGCGCCAAGCACATCGAACAAGAGGAAGACCCTTAATGTGTAACATCATGGCTGCGGTTGGTGGCATCGCGCTACTCGCAATGATGGGTGGCAATCGCAATCAATCACAACCAGCCCCGCCTCCAGTAGCACCCATCCCAAAGACGAACTACGGGGGTGCCGCTGGAGACCAAGCTGGGATCAACCAACGCTTACCAAACGATGGCGCAGGCTCGCCTCAAACCTCTTCGCAAATTGTGAGAGGCAAGACGCAGAGCCAATCAGGCGGGGGATATCGCAACCCAATGGCGATCCCTAAGTCGAACCAAGCGCCTATCACCAGCCTTCCCTCTATCGGCAGCGCCACACAGCAGAAACCGGTTAACTACGGCTGATGCATAGCGGTCCCTGCCGTGGGACGTACTCTAGGCTCAAAGGCCCACGCGACATCTACCTAGATCGAGCGCGTGAGTGTGCCGCACTGACCATTCCATCGCTATTGATGGAAGAGGGTACTACAGCCCACACGCGCATCCAGACTCCATATCAGTCTGTAGGCGCTCGCGGCGTGAACAACCTTGCCAGCAAATTAATGATGGCTTTGTTCCCGCCAAACACACCATTCTTTAAACTGTCTGTAGACGACTATACCCTCGCCGACCTAACTGGTGGTGACGACACTGCCCGAGCGGAAGTCGAGAAGGCCCTCAATACGATTGAGCGGTCTGTAATTACTGAGCTTGAGGCAGAGGGTATGCGCAACGCCTTGCATGAGGCTGTGCGCCACCTGATCGTAACAGGCAACTACCTGATCGCCCTGCCCAAGGAGGGTAACCTCAAGGGCTTCGGTCTGGATCGCTACGTTGTATCTCGCGACCCTCAGGGCAACCTGAAGCAGGTCATCATCCACGAACAGTTCTCCCCCGATACGTTGGACCCTGACCTCCTGCGGGAAGTCGGATTCACCAACATGGACGGTGAGGTGGACGTGGGCGACAGCAAGCAGATCGACGTGTTCACTAAGTACTACATTGATCAGGAAGAGGACGGCAGCAAACGACGCTGGCGCACCTACCAAGAGATCAATGACATGATCGTGCCAGGCACCGAGGGTAGCTATCCCATCGAGACGCCCCCCATCATGGCGCTGCGCTGGTGCTCCATCACAGGAGAGAACTACGGGCGCTCTCACGTCGAGGAACTCTTCGGAGACCTCATGTCCCTTGAAGGCCTGCACAAGGCTGTACTGGACGGCAGCGCTG